TCCCCTCTCTCCCCTGTGTCCCCTCTCTCCCCTGTGTCCCCTCTCTCCCCTGTGTCCCCTCTCTCCCCTGTGTCCCCTCTCTCCCCTGTGGCGTAAGTTTGTATATATAGCGTATAAAATGTATAATGGTATGTATATATATATAAAGAGATGGATAAATATATATGCGAGATTTGTAAGAAAGAATATAGTAATAGAGTAGGTTTAAAGAAGCACAAGAGTGAGTGTAATATATTTGCTGAGAATTGTAGTATAGATGGAAGATTAAAGAAGTGGTTTTATTTTTTTAATTTTAATTTTGAGTTATTGGAGAAAGGGTGTGTGAAAGAGTAATGTGAAAGAGTAATGTGAAAGAGTAATGTGAAAGAGTAATGTGTATTGGTATCTGGTTATGTAAGCGATAACCAGTTATGTAAGCGATATCCAGTTTAGTGTATTTATCTGATTGTATGGTATGTCTGTCTGATTGTATGGTATGTCTGTCTGATTGTATGGTATGTCTGTCTGATTGTATGGTATGTCTGTCTGATTGTATGGTATGTCTGTCTGATTGTATGGTATGTCTGTCTGATTATATGATTGTATGGTATGTCTGTGTGATATTAATAATAAAAAGAATAAATAGGTATTTTCTCTCTATGAAATATATAATTAATAATTTTCAAGTTTTTGAAAGAGTATTTGTATTTTAGAAAATGGACATAGTTTTTATGTCCATTTTTGATTTTTGGAATAAAGGATTGAAAAAAGTAGTAAAAAAGTGGTTGAGAGCATAAAGGTAAGAAAACGATTTTTGATATTTTTATTTTGTGATTGTATTTATTTTAGATTTTATATATTTTTATGAAAAGTATTTAGGAACTTTTATATGTTGCTATATATATCAACAAATGGCAACAAATCAAGTTCAAAAAGGTTCAAAATATTATGAATGTAATGTATGTGACTTTAAATGTAGTAGAAAAAGTCAATATGAACGCCATTTAATTACACGTAAGCATCAATTAGCAACAAATAGCAACAATAATTTAACAAAAAGTTCTAAAATAATACCATATATTTGTGATTGTGGTAAAGAATATAAAGATAGAACTGGATTATGGAGACACAAAAAGAAGTGTTCGTTTAATGTAGTGAATGAAGATAATAACAAATCAAATACTTCAAATGATATATTAGACAAAGATTTATTAATAAAAATGGTATTGAAAAATACAGATGTAATAGAGAAATTGATAGAAATAATGCCTCAAATAGGTAACACTACAAATAATATGAACAACTGTATGAATAAGACATTCAATATAAATATGTTTTTAAATGAGCATTGTAAGAATGCGATGAATTTAAGTGATTTTATAGAATCTCTGCCCATAACAGATAAGATACATGAGAATACAAGAAAGAATGGATTAACGAGTACGATAACAAACATGATGGTAGATGGATTAAATGAACTAGACATATTAGACAGACCAATCCATTGTACGGATACGAAACGTAAGACGATGTATGTGAAAGAGAATGATGTTTGGGAGAAAGACAAAGAGTTAATTAAAATACTATATGGGATAAAAAAGGCAGCATTAAAGAATAGAATGAATCTAGATAAATGGCAAGATGCGAATGATGGTTGGATGGTAAAAGAGAATATACAGATGAAATATCTATCATTAGTATCAAATGTAATGACATTCATAGAAGATGAAGAGAAGTATGTAAATAAGATAATAAACGCAATTGGGAAGAAAGTGTATTTGGACGAAGATACAAAGAAGGAATATATATAAATAAAAATTGAACTCATATTTATCAAATAGTTGTATGTATCTAACAATTAAGTATAGACAATTTAATTTAAATTTAAAAATAAAAGTAAAGTAAAAATGAGTAATGTTAAAGCAAATTCTAATAATAAAAACTTTAGAAAATGTCAATCCGAAGCAGATGAAATGATCACAACTGAATTACTGACACATGATAAGTGTCTAGTTAAAATGTTCTGTGGTACAGGCAAATCTAGACTTATGCGTTATGGAAAGGCATTTCAAAATAATAAACTATGTTTGTATGTATTTCCATCATTGTCATTAATCACTCAATTTAATGATGATTATTTACAAGATTATCCAAAAAAAAATCTTTTAAATGTTTCATCTGAAATTGATTCAACTACTGATCCAATAAAAATCAAGAACTTTTTAAAAATAAGAAAAAATGTAAATAAAATTATATGCGTAACATATTACAGTTATAAAACATTATTAGACAATATTGGAACTAATAAAATTAACATATGTTGTTATGATGAAGCACATCGTGCGGTCGGTGAAAAAATACAAGATAGTATATTCCAAAATACTATTTGTGAAAAACAAGTATTCTTTACAGCAACACCAAAAAATTCCAATGGAATTATTATGTATGATAAAGATGATAATCATAGAGGCATGTGTGGTAATGTAGTATATGATTATACATATTTGGATGGGTTAAATGATGAAATTTTGAACGGATTCAAAATCTGTATTGATATGTACATGGATAATACTAATAAAACAAAATCACTTTATCAAACAATTGCAAGAACTATTATTGAAACTGGTAATACACGTGTATTAACATTTCACGCAGAAGTAAATACCTCTACTAATACAGCAGTAAAACAATTTGTTAATCAAACACTATTTCGTAAAGTATTCGAACAAGTATTAGATGATGAATTTCCTGAAAAAAGAAAAGAAAATGAAAATTGTTATAACAAAATTCATATGATTGAATTACATAGCGACATTACAGGTAAAGAAAGAACTACTATTTTAAATAATTTAGACAATTCTACTGATAATGAAGTATATATAATATCATCATGTAAAACAATACGTGAAGGAGTGGATACAAAAAAAGCGAACATGTGTGTCTTTGTTGATCCTAAACAATCATATGTTGATATTATTCAAAATATTGGTCGTATTATAAGGAAACAACATAAACCATCTACGGTATTGATTCCTTGTATGGTTGATAAAACAAAATATAAAGATTGTGGCAATGATATAGAAAAACGTGATGCAATAATTCGAGAGGACATTAACAAAGATGGTAATTTCAATGGTATATTAAATGTATTAAGTGCTCTAAAACAAGAAGACCCTGATATATACGACATATGCTTACACTATCCAGACACCTTTTCGCCAAAAGAAATTTCTACTCATTTCAATAAACATGGATTATCTATGGAAAATCCTGTTGGCGATGGATTTCTAGAAGAAAATATTGATTATTTATTACAATCTGATTTAGATTATGAATTATATCAACACTTTCATTCACATGAAGAACGTATTATGAATATTGCACAAGATAATGATATATCTATTGAAATTCATAATAATTCATTAGAAAATCCAATTGAAACATATAATACAAATAAACATACTGATAATCATAATACAAATAAACCTACCATAAGACTATTTCGGTCCCTCCATGAAGACACCGAAGAATATATATACCAACCTATTATTAATACAAATAATAATACAAAAACTACTAATCCACAAATACCAAAAATTAATAGGACAAATAATATATCAGTCACAGTTCATACAAATCCAGATGTAAAAGTATTATGGAACATAGTGGGAAATATTGATTTTACTAAAAATATATGTTGTTGTGTTATTGATAGCGAAGTTATTAAATATAACCCAATTGAAAATTGGAAAACAGACTTGACTAAACTGAAAGAATATGTTCATACAAATGATAAATCGCCAAGTACAACAGATAAAAATAAAGAGACTAAACAATTGGGACAATGGTTAAGTAATCAGAAACATAATTACAATGAGGATATATCACTTTGTAAATACATTATGCAAACTCCAGAAATACATGATTTATGGAGTGAATTTATGAATGACGACAGATATCAAGTATGTTTTACGGATTTCATTAAAAATTGGAAAACATACCTGACTAAAGTGAAAGAATATGTTCATACAAATCATAAATCGCCAAATAAAACAGATAAAAATAAAGAGACTAAACAATTGGGACATTGGTTAAGTAATCAGAAACATAAGTACAATGAGGATATATCACTTTGTAAAGGAGGATCAACTATGCAAACTCCAGAAATACATAAATTATGGAGTGAATTTATGAATGACGACAGATATCAAGTATGTTTTACGGATTTAATTAAAAATTGGAAAACAGACTTGACTAAAGTGAAAGAATATGTTCATACAAATCATAAATCGCCAAGTAATTCAGATAAAAATAAAGAGACTAAACAATTGGGAATATGGTTATCTACTCAGAAACAGAATTACAATCCTGATATATCACTTTGTAAAGGATTAACTATGCAAACTCCAGAAATACATAAATTATGGAGTGAATTTATGAATGACGACAGATATCAAGTATGTTTTACGGATTTAATTAAAAATTGGAAAACATACCTGACTAAAGTGAAAGAATATGTTCATACAAATGATAAATCGCCAAGTAATTCAGATAAAAATAAAGAGACTAAACAATTGGGACAATGGTTAAGTAATCAGAAACAGAATTACAATCCTGATATATCACTTTGTAAAGGATTAACTATGCAAACTCCAGAAATACATAAATTATGGAGTGAATTTATGAATGACGACAGATATCAAGTATGTTTTACGGATATCATTGAAAATTGGAAAAATAACTTGACTAAAGTGAAAGAATATGTTCATACAAATCATAAATCGCCAAGTAAAAAAGATAAAAATAAAGAGACTAAACAATTGGGACAATGGTTATCTACTCAGAAACAGAATTACAATCCTGATATATCACTTTGTAAATACATTATGCAAACTCCAGAAATACATGATTTATGGAGTGAATTTATGAATGACGACAGATATCAAGTATGTTTTAAACCGAGTAAAAATAAAAAATCAATGAAACTAAATATTCCACCAATAAAACCAAGAGAAACAAGCGAGCAAAAACAAGAAAGAATTCAATCTGAATTATCCATACTACATAAACGATATAAAGTAATGAAATCGGAAAATCTGAACAAAGAATTCAGAGACAACGTAAATGATTGGATAAAGTATCATGAAATATCAGAAGAAAACGAAAAATCATTTCCTGAAGATGAAATACCAAGAAATCGTATAATTCAAGAACTCGATAAAATCAAAACTAAACGAAATAAAAAAGTGGTTGATATGGGATGTGGAAAAGGAGGTATCTCTCAATATTATAAAAGTGACAATAGATTTACATTTATCAATTACGATCATATTTCATCAAATGAATCAATAATCGAATGTGATATTTCAAAAATTCCACTGGAGGATGATACAGTTGAAATATGTATATTAAGTTTAGCAATGTGGGGTTCAAATTGCGAGACGTATATAAGAGAAGCGAATCGTATATTAGAAAGTGGTGGTAAATTATATATAATAGAACCGACCAAGCGATGGTCATTGAAGGATGATAATGAGAATATAATTGAAGGTAGGGAAGCCATAAAATTAAAAAATGTGTTGAAATCAAATGGATTTAAAATAATAGAAGAAAGTATAGAAAAATTTAGTATGTTTATTTGTATTAAATAAAAAGGAAGAGTATTTGGACTTAAAAAAAGGAACTTTTAAAGATTATTTAGAATAAATATTTTAACTTTTTTTTCAAAGAGTATTTGGATTTTAGAAAATGGACATAAAAAGTATGTCCATTTTTGTATTTTGGAATAAAGGATTGAAAAAAGTAGTAAAAAAGTGGTTGAGAGCATAAAGGTAAGAAAACGATTTTTAATATTTTTATTTTGTTATTGTAAAATTTTTAATATTTTATATATTTTTCGTAAAGTGTTTAGGGGTTTTTTTATATAACTCTAATATAGAGGACAAATGGATTCAATTATACCCAATATTACCCATTATAAATTTACTTGTAATCTTTGTGACTTTAAATGTAGTAATAAAAAAGATTATAATAGACATTTAAATACACTGAAACATAAAAAGAGTTACAATGGAGTTACAAATGACCCAAATAAAGGTGAAACAAGTTCCAGTTTTTTATGTGAATGTGGAAATAGTTATAAATATAGACAAGGATTATATAAACACAAAAAGAATTGTTCATTATTAAATATAGAAACTAAAGAAAATAAAGACGTGTCATCAAGTGAAATAAATAAAGATATACTGTTAATGCTTTTAAAAAAGCAAGATTTTATGGAAGAATTATTATTTAAGAATCAAGACTTTATGAGTAAAGTAATGGAGATTATGCCTCAAGTAGGTAACACTACAAATAATAATATGAACAATTGTATGAATAAGACATTTAATATAAATATGTTTTTAAACGAGCATTGTAAGAATGCGATGAATTTAAGTGAATTTATAGAATCTCTACCCATAACAGATAAGATACATGAGAATACAATAAAGAATGGATTAACGAGTACGATAACAAACATGATGGTAGATGGTTTAAATGAATTAGATATATTAGACAGACCAATCCATTGTACGGATACGAAACGTAAAACAATGTATGTGAAAGAGAATGATGTTTGGGAAAAAGACAAAGAGTTAATTAAAATACTAACAGGGATAAAAAATACAGCATTAAAGAATAGAATGAATCTAGATAAATGGCAAGATGCGAATGATGGTTGGATGGTAAAAGAGAATATACAGATGAAATATCTCTCATTAGTATCAAATGTAATGACATTCATAGAAGATGAAGATAAACATGTAAATAAGATAATAAACGCAATAGGGAAGAAAGTGTATTTGGACGAAGATACAAAGAAGGAATATATGTAAATAATATTATTCACAACATGAAATAGTATTATTTATTACTGTAAAAAAAGAACTAAAAAAAAGGCACTATTCGTACATTTTTATCTTTTTTACTTTTTATTTTATTTTACACTAAACACTACACATTAAATACTAATCCAAACCAATACATTATAACAAATGCTCATCCATATAATCTATATTATCTCTATCTGGGTCTTCCTTTTCGAGTTCATTCAATATTCTTTGTATTCTGTGTGGGTGAAATATATAATCCTACCAAGTTATTATCAACTACTTAATTAGAGGACACGTTATTGATTTTTTCATTATTATTTTATTCTGATATTTTGTACATTGAAAATATACCATTTATTGCATCTTTTATATAATTTGAAACTAAAGTAATTGTTCCATCTGACATATTTCTAATTTGAATAGTATCATTAACATCAAATTCATTTGTAAAAGAACAAGGCACTACCATACTATGTGCGGTTTGAGTACCCCTTTCATCTATTCCTTTTTGGGCTATTAAAAAGTGTTTTCTAGTTCCAAATTGAGTATATTCTACACTAAAATTTATTGACGGAAGTGACGTGTTTTTCACATAAATATCGAAGGTAACAAAATAAACACCTCTATTTAATATTGTAAAACTTCTATCAGAATTGTATTCAATATTATTTGTTTTAAAAAACATATTATTAAAATGTAATAACTCATCTTTTTGCACAGTACTTGATATTCTATTATATTGACTTATTATTCCTAGTTCTGTCTCTATTTTACACTGAAATGATAGATTTCCTGTTGGTGAAATATATAATCCTACCAAGTTATTATCAGCTATTGAATTAGCGGACGCGTTATTGATTTCTTCATTATTATTTCCTGGATAATTTATTGGAATATAGTTTTTGCTTATAATGTAATCACCATGTTTGCCCATAACCATGGTAGTATAATTACTGATTTTGGTATTTAAATTGGTATTTACTGAATCTATACTTAACGTATATATATCACTTCCATTACTCATTTTACTAATTCCTTCAATATGCGTTTCCAAGTTGTTATTATCTGGTAATCCATCAAGCGTTGTCCAATCACTGAAAGTCTGTGTTAAAGCGTGAAATGTACATACAAATCCTTTTCCAAATGGTACTGATAATGACAAATTCGCATATACATCAGTTATATTCATAGAATTAGTTAAACTATAACCACCTACTAATGTATATTTATTATTTCCATTATACCATACTCCATACGTTGTTGTAGATAAAGAATTGGGGAATTTGATTTCTATATAATTAGTCATATTGGAATTGGTAAAATATAAAAATGAAATTATATTATTTTCAATAGATGAAACACTTGATTCTTTGTTTCCACAATTTCCAACTATGATTTCTTCCATAGTACTATGTAAAAATGTAACCTCATAGGTTTCATTTACACTTGGATATTTATAATTTTCTGTATTTAATAATTCGTTATTATTTAAATAACCATTGTAATAAAATCCATATATATTGGTATCTGAAGGATTCTTATAACTACCTACAAATCCATAAAGACCTGTATTTGTATCATAGTTTGGACCATATACTGAACTAGATATACTATTTGGTACATTTAAATAATATGTATCACCAGTTGTGCAACTAATATTTCCTTGGAAAATTAATCCATATCCTGTATTTGCGCCAGGTAATGTTGTACCACATAATAAATATATATCATCTGTTTCAATGGTACGTATTCCTTGCCATGTGGATACTGCTCCATAACTTGAACCACTATTAGGTTGATCTACTAACATATTATTGGTATTATAATAAGTTATTTGTGTTCGATTATCACTATTATTACCATCATGACCATCATCATGACCATCATCATGACCATCATCATGACCATCATCAGTACTATCAATGGGAGAGTTTACCTCTTGAAATCTTACTACAGGTGTAGATAGTGTGTGTTGCCTATATTCTGGACCAATTGGTTGTAAGGTTGTGCTAAATTTATTAGTATTGGAAAACATTATATATATATATATATAATAATTAATTAATTAATTAATTAATTATGTTTTCTCTATCATACTCTTCCTCTTCGAGTTCATTCAATATTCGTTCTATTCTGTCTAGGTGATATGCTTTTTTCACGAACGACTCAAATAAATGGTCTTGAACGAACTTCTGTTTTTGTCTTAATTCAAATAATTCTTTTTCTTTTGTAAATGGATTCATATTTATACCATATAAAATTCGATTTTCTTTTGCATCATGTTTGCTCCTTATTGTACTTATATGTGTATTGTCTTTAACTTATTTTTTGTTTTTGTATTTGTTAGATGCTCTTTCAGTTGATTCGGAGTGTATGTTTATATATTTTTAATTAAACTTTAAAAAAGGAACTAAAATAAAGGAACTATTAAAATTAGAGAGATTAATATAAATTATGTATGAGATTCTGTCTAACAATAAATAATAAAATAGGTATTTTCTCTCTATTAAATATTAATATATATATTTTAACTTTTTTTTCAAAGAGTATTTGGATTTTAGAAAATGGACATAAAAAGTATGTCCATTTTTGTATTTTGGAATAAAGAATTGAAAAAAGTAGTAAAAAAGTGGTTGAGAGCATAAAGGTAAGAAAACGATTTTTAATATTTTTATTTTGTTATTGTAAAATTTTTAATATTTTATATATTTTTCGTAAAGTATTTAGGGGTTTTTTCTGTAGATATATAAAGGCAACTGATGGAAACATTTACATCCAATATTACCCATTATAAATTTAATTGTGAAATATGTGACTTTAGATGTAACAATAAAAAAGATTATAATAGACATTTAATGACACGAAAACATAAAATGGCAACGAATATCAACAATGATTCCAAATACCCAATGTCATATATTTGTGATTGTGGTAAAGAGTATAAAGATAGGAGTGGATTATGGAAACATAAAAAGAAGTGTCATATTAATGAAAATGAATTAACTGATAATCAATTAAGTAATTCTAATACTAATTCGAATAGTGAAATAAATAAAGATATACTGTTAATGCTTTTAAAAAAGCAAGATTTTATGGAAGAATTATTATTTAAGAATCAAGAGTTTATGAGTAAAGTGATGGAGATTATGCCTCAAGTAGGTAACACTACAAATAATAATATGAACAATTGTATGAATAAGACATTCAATATAAATATGTTTTTAAACGAGCATTGTAAGAATGCGATGAATTTAAGTGAATTTATAGAATCTCTCCCCATAACAGATAAGATACATGAGAATACAAGAAAGAATGGATTGACGAGTACGATAACAAACATGATGGTAGATGGTTTAAATGAATTAGATATATTAGACAGACCAATCCATTGTACGGATACGAAACGTAAAACAATGTATGTGAAAGAGAATGATGTTTGGGAAAAAG